TTATTTAGAGAATAACGTTTTAATTTTATTACGAGTAAGTAATAAAACACCGCCTAATACAGATAGCATTCCTAGAGCCATATTGTTTGATTGCTCGCTACCAGCGTTAGGAAGTTCTTTAGCGTTATTGTTTTTAGTACCATTAGTTTGTTTAGCCTGTGATACTTCATTAATCTTATTATCAACATTTTGCTTCGTTGTATGTATCTCAGCTAATTTGTCATCAATTTTTTTCTCAGTGTGTTTAAAGTCGTTGATTTTAATATCTAAGTCTTGTTTTTTCTTTGATAAATCGTCTGAAACAGTTTGTTTTGATTGTTTAATTTCGTTAATTTTATTGATTAAATCTTGTCTAGCTTCTTGTAATGCAGCTAGTTTGTTTTTCACATCTTGTTTAGCTAGTTCTAAGTTAGCGGAAAGACTGTCTAAATTGCCTTTAATTTTCTTAAGTTCCTCTAACGTGTTACCAGTATTCGGCTTGTTTTCTTTTAACTCAGCAAGTTTGTCCTCAGCAGTTTGTTTCGCTTTCTTTAACTCAGCTAATTTTTCATCTACTTGTTTTTTTACTTCCTTAAGTTCATTAACCTTTTGATCGATGTTCTCTTTATGTTGCTTCATTTCATTCACTTTTTCATCAACAGTTTGTTTATGTTCTTTAATCTCATTCACTTTGTTATCGATATTTTGCTTATGCTCTTTTACTTCAGCAACTTTATCTTCTACTTGTTTTTTATGCTCTTTAATTTCAGCGATTTTATCTTCGGCGATTTGTTTGTCTTGCTGAAGTTTTGCATCTAACTCTTGTTTATGTTGTTTAATCTCGTTAATTTTTTCATCAGCAACTTGTTTACGTTCATGTAGTTCATTCACCTTCGTATCAACATTTTCCTTAACCTTGTTAAGTTCATTCAATGTTTGATCCACGTTTTCTTTGTGTTGCTGCAATTTCGCATCTAACTCTTGTTTATGTTGCTTAATTTCAGCTAATCGATCTCCCGTACTTTGCTGAGGAGTAGCATCATTTACTTCCGCATGAGCAGGGTTCGCGCCAGCAATCATTGCTAAAGCTAGTGTAGACGCAGCGATTGTTTGTTTTGTTTTCATATTTTTGTACCTCTTTTCTTTCATATGCATGAACTGTTTTGTGTAAAAATGAGCATATAGAAGTAGATTATCTTATTATTATATACTATGTTAGGCGCTTAGAGGAAGGATTTGCATAATAATCTATGATTATGTAATTTTTATAATCTCTTATTTGGGGGTAGGGGATAAACCTTTAGCTAGATGAACAATTTCTTCTATAGTAAAGCTTACATCTTTATTATTGCGAATAACAAACAAATAATCAGCCTCGTTTTCTACAGGATCTACCACATCATCGTGAAGTGATTCAGTTTGTTGTCGATCAAGTACTTCTTTGAAACTAGAATATCCACCTCTAAAAATATTCGTACTTCGCGTGCTTCGAGCCACTCTTTCGTAAAGTACATCATCTGGAATGTCAAAATGAACTAATATGCGTACATATTCATTCTGTGGAAATAATTCGTTTAGTAAATAGAATCTTCCGCTTTTACTGCGATTGGAATTACAAATAATAAGGTGTAAATTTGTATGTTCTTTCGCATAATCAACAATGAATTTTGAAAGACCGTGCTTAAATGTATTAGCACCTTCAGCCGGCTGTAATTTTTCATAATGCGTGTTAATAAATTCAGCTTGGTTATCTTGATCCATAACGAAAGAGTGGGGTAACTCTTTTTCTAAAGCTTTTGCAAATGTAGTTTTTCCACTGTGTGTTTTTCCAACTGTAATGATGACTAATCTTTTCATGACGCCCTCCATTTGTATTGTTATAATTTGGGTATTCGGTATGAATCGACAATTTTCCTGCTGGAGGATATGCAAAGTGGCTGAGTAGCAATGGGCTGAAAGTTTTACAAAAAAATATTCTGTTTAGAAAGGAGGCAGTAATGCTATCGTTACTGAAATATATTATGAAAATGTTCTTGATGAAAAGGAGATTTAAAACAAATATTAATAATAAAAAGGTAAAAACATATACCCTTTATTATTAAATACAGCCTTTCATAAAATCTATGTTGAAGTGATTGGAAAATTAATGGGAAAGTGTTATGGTTTATTTGGAAGCTGCGCATGATTTATGTTCAGTAAAAAAAGGGGGATTAAAGTGGGAGCTAAAATTTTTAACGGCAGGCATATAGCTAATAGTAAGGATCAAGAATTTGTTGTTTTTATTATTGGTATGCGTATTAATAACCTATTAAAATTTTGGAAGTGGATACCAGTTTTTAATGCTATGGGACCTATGATTAAAGAATTGTATCAAAACCCACAATGGGGTTTCTTACATACAGAATTCTTCTTTAGTTGGAGAAAGGTGGTCTTAATTCAATACTGGAAGGGATTCGATGAATTAGTAAACTATGCTCACGGAAAAAATCATTCAAATGCTTGGAAATCATATAATAATAAGATTAAAGATAATGGGAGTGTCGGTGTTTTTCACGAAACGTATCAAATAGAAAAAGGCGCTTCTGAAGCAATCTATGTTAATATGCCAAAAACAGGTTTATCTAGAGCTACCGAACATATACCAGTATCTCAAGATACTAATACTGCTCAAAAAAGATTGGATAAATAATTCGAAAACTTGTGTAAATAATTACGGTTTTCCTGCCAGAGAATATACAAAGTGTCGGAGTGGTAGTAGGCTAGAAACTTGACAAAAAAACTTATTTATGCTATAATTTACCAATATAAAAATAAAGTGTATAATAGGGTTCTCCTGGCCAGGGGAACCCTATTTTTTTGTCAAAATGAAGACCTGCGGTAGTATGTCAACTGAGAAATAACAAAGTTTAAAGTTGTCAAAGGTCAATTTGTTTAAAAAAGGCATCACGAAACTAAACCAGTAACGAATGTAATTTACTGGAAAATAATGAAAGGTAGCGATGACAAAAATTTATGTCATTCTTTCACACACCTTCCTGGCGTAAAAAGTTGGTGGCTACGTAGTAGCGCATCCACCAATCGCACAAATTTTCTTGCGGTTAGAACGAGTGCACGTTTGTGTTGATGTTTTGGTACTTCATTATATTTTTTCACGTAATACTCTTGATAATCTGATACATGCTTTCTTACTGAATTGGCGGCTTCAACTAAGTAATAACGCAAGTAATGATTACCTGTACGGGATAATGAAGTATCTTCGGCTGTAAAACGACCGGATTGGTGCTTTCGCCAGTATAATCCAGCGTATTTGGCTATTTTTGTTTCATCGTCAAATCTTTCGATTTGGCCAATTTCAGCAATGATACCGGCAGCGAAAACAGGACCTACTCCAGGAATAGATTCAAGTGTTTGGGTCAAACCAGCCATGATTTTTTTAATAGACTTTTCTAATTCCTTGATTTGTTGTTGAAACGTACGAATGACTGCGATGGATGTACCTAAGATGACATCTATTGAATCTTCTACAACCTTATCCAAGCGATAAGAAGCTTTCACAGCTTTTTGAATGGATGCTGCTACGCATTTTGGATCACCAAAACGGTTTCGACTTTTTTCCTGTAGGAACTCAGCGAGTTCTTCTAAAGGCATATTAGCGAGTTCCTCTAAGCTGAATTTTTCAAGAAATAGTTCTGTCATGGCGCTACCAAATACGGAAGTATCCACCTCTTGTGAAAATGTATTACATTTAAAACTTAGGTGTTGAAGAAAGTGTTGTTTTTCTTTCGTTAACATTTTGACAAGTTGGTATCGTGATCTTGTTAATTGCTGCAGTGCCACGTACTGACTTTCTTTTACGATAGACATTTGATTACGGCCAAATCGTAAGTAATCAGCAATGACAAAGGCATCAATCTCATCGGTTTTATTCATGTCAGAATAGCTTTTCTTAAAATTTGCGACTTGTTTTGGGTTTAGGAGAAATACTTTTGCTCCAAAACGCTGTAAATCTATATCATGGTGAAGAAACATAGAAGGATGAAAGCTGTAAACAGAGGTGGATTCTAGACCAATCTTAAGGATGTCGACCTCTTTACCCGCAATACACTGTAATAATTTTTCTTTGAGTGTAGTAGCTCCTGGTAGGTCATTACTGACCGAAAAAGAATCCAGTTTTTCTCCGTCACCATTTAAAAAGCAAACTTTCATATCAAACGAACTTACATCTAAACCAACAAATAATCTCATGTAAGAGACCCCCCTTCTATATTAGAATCATTTCTTGGACGTCTCGAGATATCTCTAGTGTGTACGCCGACCAACAACCTCGTGTATGAGAGCTAGTCCTGAATCGAAAGCCGCCCTAGAGCTACTATCATCTAGGTTCGAGGGTCAGGCTGCTCAGCCTGCGAGTAAGGAGTCCCGCGCGTTCACTGAGAAACACTCTTCAAATGTGGTAAATCCACAGGAGGTGAAAGAATTGTCCCAAATGATCCTAAAATCATTATCTAGAAATATCTTGAGACGTCCAAGTATTTTTATTTATAGGGCTCTTATTAAGAAGAAAATCTAAGCCAGTAATAGGGCTTAAATATTAATATACGAGGAGTGTATGTGCGTGAAAAAAGGTGAAGCAAGTGTAACGTCGCTAGTATCAGCTTTCGGAAGAGCGTATCATAGAGGAAATGGACCATTAACCCAAAATTAAAGTAGGGTATGATCCATAATAGTCACTTTATTCTTATCTTGTTTTATTTTTATAGTATCAAAAATACTTCTTATAGATTCGGATTTGGTTTTATCGTCTATTAAGTGCCAAATACTTTCCAGTTTGTTTATTTGATCCCGAACAAATTGGGCGTCAACATTTTCCTTGCATGATGTCAAATCTTTTTTTAATTTCTCTTTCTCATTTAGAAGGGAGTTCATTTTTTCATTGTATTTACTTTTAGTGATATCTCCTTCTATATATATATCACTCAATCTTTCTATCTTACTATCTAAGTGGTTCAATTCATACTCTATATCGCTTTTAATATTTCTTGAATCTAATTTTATTGTAGTATTCTCAAAAGACCCTGAAATGTATTCAGCAAAAGCTTTGTCAACTTGTTCGGCTCTAATTCGCTTTCTGTTAGTGCAATTAATATTTTCTCGTCCGTATACACAGCGATAGTAACGATAATAATAATCGCCGTATTTAGCTCTATCGCCCCTCATTGCCCGTTGACATTCGGGACAAAGTACAATTCCACTAAACGGATAATAAGAAACGCTTCTCGATCTTGTCTGTGCTTTATTACGTTTCGTTAATATTTTTTGGGTCGTCTTAAATTCTTCTTCACTTATTATAGGTATGTAACCTTCATTCTTGATTGGAACCCATTTATTATTAACCTCCATATATCCGCAATAGAAAGGGTTGTGCAGTATTCTTTTTACCGCCGACTGTCCAAACTTATTATTCCGCCTTGTTTTAATACCTTTCCTGTTTAATTCTACAGAAATCTTAAATAGTCCCATGGTCTTGGATAGCTCATATATATAGCGTACAATTTCCGCTTGTTCTTCAACTATTTCAATTGATTTATTACCACTGCATCTATAACCGTATGGTGGATGTCCTGTTGAAAAAATGCCGTTTTCTCTCAACTTTCCAAATACATCTTTTATTCTCTCTGAAATCGTCTCACGTTCCCACTGTGCGGTTGTTCCCATCATATTCAATATCATTCGTCCTGTTGCGGTAGTGGTATCTATAGATTCTGTAGCGCTTTTGAAAGCTATTTCATTTTCTTTTATTGTTTCTAACATCTCGTTTAAATCTTTAACTGATCTAGTAAATCTATCTAATTTGTATACAAGTATTACATCGAATTTATCAACATTACTAAACATTCTTTGTAATGCAGGTCTATTTGTGTCTTTTCCGCTAAACCCATCATCAACATAATCCTCAACAACTTCCCAACCTTGAGAAGTTGCAAAGGATTCAAGTCTTAATTTCTGATTCTCTAAAGAGAATCCTTTTTCCGCTTGTTCATCTGTAGAGACTCTTCTATATATAGCGCATCTCATTAGAAATCACCAATAACTTTCTTTACACGTCCAATTATAGAAAATAGTGTTTTCCTATCATCTATAATATCTTTTTTATAAATTGAATCTAATGTTATTGAATTACCATCTTTATAAATTCTTCTTATCATAATTTCATTATTTACAGAAACAAGAGCCATATCCCCATTTTCTAAACTTGATGTTTGCATTACTAAAACTTTATGACCTTCAAATATACCAGGCATAGAATTATCTTTTACATTTATATAGAAGAAGTTACCTTCACTAATCCAACTGAAAGGAGTATCAATATATTCAATAGGGTCACTAAATGAAGTGGAACCAAATTCACTCTTTATAGCATCATATACAGGAACCTTTTTAATCCCAATTACTTCAATAGTTTTGGATTCATCTAATTCAACGATTTCAGACTTAGTAACTCCTAATGCATTTGCTATACGTTGTAGGGCAACCATCGGTATTATTGTTTTTCCATTAACATAATTACTTATAGTAGAACGTTTTATACCAGTCTTATCAGATAAGTCAATTTGTCTTAAACCTTTCCTTTTCATTAAGGTTTTAATGTTTTCACTCATTTTTTTAGCCATCATATCATCATTGGCGGTTTTGAAATTTCTAGGCATAGTAAATTTCTCCTTTTGGCATCTATTGTTATTACCTCAGTATTACTTAATTCATTATATAATAGAAAGAACAATAAAATCTATACTTTTAACTCATAAAAATGAACTTTTTACCCAAAAAATTAAATAAATTTGGACAAAAAGTATTGCATTTGATTTTTTTGCATGGTAAGATTACTCATGTAGCAGAGGTGAACAAGTGTTCGTATCGGGCGGGGTCTGTTTGCATATCTGATATCGGGATATTTGAACATCACTATGTTACAAAAATAATAGAATAGTGGGGGAAGTTCCATGGAGTTAACTTTTAGATTGGCGCGTCAGCGCGTAGGTTTATCATTAAGAGAAGCAGCAAAAGCGGCTGGTATTGGCTATAATACCTTACAAAAGTTAGAAGGCGATACTTCTAAAATTAAAATGGAAATTGCTAAGAAGCTGGCTGACATTTATTATATTGATCCATTCAAGCTTTATTATGGCAAAGAGGAAGATTACATAAAACAAGTGAAAAGCGAGTTTTTAGCAAGGTAACACTTGCACTTGCTGTTAGTGTGCGACAACTTATGTTATTTTAAAATCCATTTTTATTTAACAAAATAGGATATAATGATTTATATACTAATCACAATTATTCTACCAAACTAAAAGTTATGTAAGGAGTTAGGTACACTGAATGAAAAAAATAATTTTAACAACCGAACAGAAGCAACAATTTTTGAAACCGATCATAAAGTTTATACAAGATAATCCAAATTTATTTAACGAAGGTGGAGAAGATGATGGAAATCGAACGATTAAGGGAACGAGTAATAGAATTAAAGCAAGCTAAAAACAGTTACATCGCTAATCAACGTTTAGTGCAAATGCAAGCAAGGAAGGCGAGAAACGAACCTTTAGAGGTTACGCGAGGTTATGCTAAATCAATGATTCACTGGCTGGACAAAGAAAGAGAAGTCCACGAAGAGTTAAAACAAGTAACATTACAATTAAGAAAAATGGAGCGTGTTATTAATGACTAAAAAGAAACGTTACTTTAGTAAAGGTCCGCAGGTTATTGAAAAGGTTGTAGAAATTCATAAAACACCTACATTACAAGAAGCATGGGATGTTGTATGTGAACATTTAGCTGTTGAATATAGAAGAGGTAAAATAACATGGTTTGTCGATGCTGTAGGCGGTATAAATAGCGATCACGGCGAAGTGGTTTTAAAAGACGCGGATCAAAGGGTTTTAGTTAGGTCGTCTAAAAACCACAAGAAAGCATTGTGGGGTGAATAATGTGAAGCCATTCGAATTACAAGTGGCTGAAGCTAGGATAGAAGCGGCTGAACGTCAAATAAACAAACGTTTGGAAATGATTGATGTTGCAAGAAAAATACATGGTCAAAAGGATTTGTTCATAACAGAAGAAGCTAATCTTTGTTTGCTTCTATCAACTATCACTGGTAAACCAAACAAATATATTGAATTCTAGGAGGAAATAAAATGAACTTATATAATTTAACTGGTCAATTTTTAAACATTCAAAACATGATTACTGACGGAGTGGACCCTGAAGTGATTCAAGATACCTTAGAAGCGGTTGAAGAAGCTATTGAACAAAAGGCTTTAAACACGGCCTACATCATCAAATCTATTGAGGGAAACGTAGAAACTATTAAAATAGAAGAAAAACGTTTAGCGGCAAGAAGAAGAGCTTTAGAAAATAACGCGAAAAACTTACATTCATTCTTAGAACAATCTTTAAAAGCGGCTGAAATGGATGAAGTGAAAAACGAAACGTTAACACTTAAATTTAGAAACAACGCACCATCATTAGATATAGCTGAAGGCGCTCAAATACCGCAAATGTATTACAAAACGGATGAACCTTCATTAGATAGAAAGCAATTACTAGACGCGATTAAAAAAGGCATTCAAATAGAAGGTGTAACAACTAAACGAACTAAAACATTACAAATTAAATAATTGGAGGAAATGAAAATGACTAAAGAAAAAAAAGCGGTCGAAGAAGTCAAACCTGATGAAGTGGTGGTAACAGATGAAGAACTTTATAGCTTCAAAAGAATGTTTGGAATCAATGTAAATGATGTAGTAGAAAAGAAACAAAATCTAACTTATCTTTCGTGGGCGTGGGCATGGGCTGAAACTAAAAAAATTGATCAGTTTGCAGTACAAAAAATTCACTGGTTCCCGTATGAAGGAAATCATGATATTCAAGTGCCTTATCTTAAAACGCCTAATGGTTATTTTGTTCAAGTATCAGTTACTATTCATGGACATACAGAAACAGAAATGTTACCTGTACTTGATCACAGAAATAAACCTATTGCAAATCCTAATGCGTTTGAACTAAATAAAAATCAAAAACGTTGCCTGGTTAAAGCTATCGCGCTACACGGTTTAGGTCTTTATATATACGCTGGCGAAGACTTGCCTGAAGATACAGAAGGCGGCAAAAAGACTATTAGCGAAAAGGCTAATGTGGGTTCTCGTAATGATGATATGGAGAAGTTAGGGAAAATAGTTTACGCAAAACGAAAAGCGTTAGAAAAGAAACACGGTAAAACAGAAGAAGAAGTTAATGAAGTATTAGCGCAAAATATTGTAGGTTGGGTTCCGTATACTAAAGACCCTTCATTATTACAGCAAGCTAAAGACTTATTACAATCCTGGGGAGTGTAAACAATGAAGACAGTTGTAAGAAACTATTCTAATAGAGGTAAATCGAATCCAGCGAATGATAAAGGTTTGCCGTTTGCTGTAACGGGCGAAACAGTTCCGGAACTGATTAAGAAAACAAATGCACTTCTAGAACGTGGGTATGATTTTAAAACACAATTCTATCAAGTTATTGAAACTAGACGTAACGAAAACGTTGGTTTAAATAGAAGACGTTTTAACCAATCTTCTAGACATAATAGCGATGTTGGAATAAGAACAAGAATGTTAAAAGAACTTATGTATTATGAATGCATGATGATTAAGGCTAACTAATCCAATTCTATTTAACAAAAAGGGAGAAAAGATAATGAATGAACTATATTTTAACACTGAATTAGCGAAAGAAACGAGTTTAACAACGGCTTTATTAGCGGAATACATTAGAGATATTTGTGAGTTAGAAGGAAAAAGAAAAGTTGTTATTACTGGTGAAGAATTCGAGGAAACGATAGGAATTAAACCACTAGCAACTGAAAGAGCATTAAGAAAAGTTAGGGATGCGGGTTTGTTTACATATTCTTCACATCTTAGAAAAGATGCGTTCTGTTTTAAAATGGGCAAAAAAACTCCTGAAGCTGATAACAATTTATTGAAGTTTCCTTTAAATTGTCAGTTTTCACCCAAAAGAATGCTGATACTGACAATTCTTCATGAACATGGTGGCTGGATGAATTCTGTTGAAGTAGGTGATGCATCTGAAGGTATCTTTACAAAAGACTCGGCTAATGCAGCACTAAACAGCATGTTTAGAAAAGGCGAGTTGTTAAAACGTGATGCAACAAAAATGAAAAAAGGAAGTGGAATAAGCGGTAAAAGAATTGAATTCAAAATTGCAGAGGTAACAGCATGAGTAAATATATATGGTTCAGTTCAGTAGTAGCACAAGAAACATTTTCTGTACATGCAGCAATATTATTAGAAAGGTTTCATGAACGTTCGAGGGCTGAAGGTCCCGAAATCGTGATTGATTACAAAGAAAGTATTCTACCTGGAATACCTGAATACATGGACAACAGAATACATTTTAAGAATACTGTTGAGAAGCTTCATAACGCTGGATATGGAGTTTTTAAAAAAGGAGCAGGTCAACATAGGAAACCTTCTTTCAAACTCACAAAAGAGCGCGTGAATCCTGACAATAATATTCATGTTGAATACCTTTCTAATAAGGGGATTAAACGTAATTATGTTCATAATCTTTTGTGCGATCTTTACCCTAAAGAAATAGAACTACACGAAGCGGCTTTAGTTAGAATTTTAATAGAAGAAGCCCAGGATATTATTTCGGAACAGGGCGTAAGAAAAGCTTTAAGTGCGTTAGTTAGTGATGGTTATTTAACTTTTGAAATGGGAAGTAACAAAGGCGTAGTTTACAAAGACCAGGTAGGTTACAAAGTTTATAAAGAGATTAAAAGCAAGTAAGGAGAATCACAATGAGCAACTTATTAAATGAACATCCATTAATTGTATTACCATCTTTAGCGGTGGAGATTGGATTAAACGAAGCTATTATAGTGCAGCAAATACATTACTGGCTTCAGAAATCTAATCATGAATATGATGGGCGTAAATGGATTTACAATTCAGCAGAAGAATGGAAGAAACAATTTCCTTTTTGGGGAATCGCAACTATAAGACGCACATTTACGAAATTGGAAAATAGTGGATTATTACTGGTGGGCAACTACAATAAATTAAAAATCGACCGTACAAAATGGTATTCTATCGACTACAAAAGATTGAGTAATCCATCTAATCAAAATGATCAAATGGCAACTAATCAAAATGATCAAATGACAATTAATCAAAATGAACAATTGGATATGCTCAATATGATTAAACCATTACCAGAGACTACACAGAGAATAACAGAAACTACTTCTAAAGCTAAAGCTGAAGAGGTTAAACCGAAAAGAAATAAGAAAACTTATTCTCCTGAATTTGAAGAGTTATGGTCTGTATATCCTAAAAAGAGAAACAAACCAAAAGCTTATCAAAGATATAATGAAGCTAGAGCTAAGTTCCATAGTCATGAAGTAATCTTATATGGTGTACAGAAGTATACTGAAGAGTGTAATTTAAAGCAAACGCCTATGAACTTTATAAAGATGCTGGAAGGCTTCCTAAACGATGAAAGGTATTTAGAATACAAACGTATGGATGAAGTAAAACAAAAAGCAGCAGAAGCTAAACAAGGGACTGAAATAACATTATGGTAGTTCATTCTAATACAGCGAAAGAGTTCATTGTTTATAAAGGTGAAACGTTCATATGTGCAGGTACAGCTAAAGAATGTGCTGAATACATGGGAGTGAAACCTGAAACAGTTAAATTCTATGCAAGACCAGCATATAAAAAGCGAGTGGCAGCGCGTAAGAATGCAAGAAACTATATGATAGTTGAAGAATGGAAGATGATTAATTGTTGACAAATCCAAATCTAATTAACGAAATTAAAAAACAAACATTCGAAAAGGCGGAAAACAAAATGACAAACTTAGTATTCTTAAATAACAATAACGAAGTAGTAACGGATTCATTAATGGTAGCTGAAGTATTTGGGAAGAAGCATCATCATGTATTAGATTCTATCAAAGATATTTTGCCGATTGATCAAGAAAACGGAAAAACGAATTTTCGTTTCTCTTCATACAGAGCAGGAAATAGAAATTATCCTAAATACGATTTAACTAAAGACGGTTTCACTGTACTTGTTATGGGATTCACAGGAAAAGAAGCTATGAAGTTTAAAATGATGTACATAGAGGAATTCAACAGAATGGAATCGTACATCAAAGAAAAGCAAACAAAACAAGTTAGCGCAAACGATAAACTACGCTTACTAATGGAAGCGGCTGTTGAAACTCATGAAATAGCAATGGAAACTAAAGAAGGTCTTGCAATCGTTAAATGTGAAGTGGAAGAGTTACAAAACACTATGACTATTGATTATAGAGAACAAAGCGTACTAAACCAGGCAAAGAAACGCCGTGTAGAAATGATGTGGAAAGAACGCGGGGAACTAAGCAAATACGATACTAAACAGAAGATGCATTCAGGTGCCTGGAAAGACGTTTATATCCGTTTCGGTGTTGCTAGTTACAGAGATATCGCTAAAGTTGATTTCGATAACGCGTTGAACTTTATCAATTCATGGATTCCACTAAGTTTCTAAGCTAAATATAATAGATTGCGGATTAGGCTAAGACACAGTTTAATCCAAATTTATTTAACAAATTGGGTAAAAAGTTTAATAAAATGGTTTACATGTTTAAAAAATTGGTGTAAGATAAATCTTGTCAAAGGGACAAGGCAATCAAATGCCTGGGTGGTCATGGACAAGAAAAGCCACTCACTTAATTGGGAGGAAACGAAAATGAAGGTAGAAGTGCAAACAAAACATATAGATGAATTAACAACGGTAACAACGATTAAATACAACATGTATGATCGTAAACATAGAGAAGAACGCGGTTCATTGGTTTTAAAGCTAGGTAATGAAGGTTTTAAGCACATTACAACAATTGAACATGACTATTGGAAAGTGGATGTTCTACAAAAGACCGGGGATCCACGCAAGGAAATCAAGGAAGAAGAAAAGGCTCCATTTGAACCCGATCAACTTGAATTGATTGAAGAACCAAATCTATTTAACTATATTGAATTAGAAGGACCGAACGTAACGGAATTACAACCTGATTGGTTTCGAGTGGATATGATGGTAAGTGTGAAAGATATAGCGGTATTTTATGGCGTATCACAGAAGCGAGTGAATGAAGTGATAGAAGAACTACACTTTGAGACGTACCCAGGTTCAGGAAAGTATACAAGGCGTTTTAGAAGTATCGGCGGCACAGATCAGCCACGTTTAGAAATGATACATAGTAAGTTAATCGAATGAATCCAAATCTATTTAACTAAAAGGGAGGAAAATACAATGAAAAAGCGCGAAATTATAAAATCTATTCATAAAGAAGTTAGTGAGGTATCGGAAACTAAGGCGCAATTTATCCAGGTATTAATGGGCGCTGTAATAAGAGTTGGGGTTCAGCCGCGTAAGGCTGTAGCTCTTGCAGAAGATATATTTTCTAAAGATTTCGAAAGGGCTAACAACCGTGTGTGCAAGAATACGTTGTTTGACATTATTGAAGATTTAAACCCTGATTGGTGGTTGGCATAATGGCGCAATTTATTAAACAAGTCGATTTAGAAAGCGGAAAGATTCAATACTATGAGACGCAAGAAAACGAAAGTGTTGAGTCAATGAATAACTTTATCGTGTGGTGTAAATCAATAGATTTTGACAGTGGATTCAAAGTGGAATACAGCATTGTGAACGGAAAGGGGAATTGATTATGTGGGAACCAACAGGGTTATCTTGTCCTAAATGTAGCAACAGCTTATACATTCATTTTGATGGAGAAGAAGCGCATTTTGAATGCGAACTTATAGAATGCGATTACGAGAGAACGATAGATATGCAAGAGGTAATTGATAATGATTAAAGAAGATTTTAAAGAAGCTTTATTTGTCAGTTCAGGTGTGTTAGCATTTTTATGGGCGGTAGGTTATGCATTAAGTTGGGCAATCGTTAACCTATAAGCCGATAATTGTTACATACATCGGAGGAAATTACATTGAAACAAAAAAGTACAGCTTGGTTATTATGGTTATTCTTAGGAGTGTTCGGAGCGCACAAGTTCTATACAGGGAACTTCATTAGCGCGATTACAAAGTTATTTACAGCTAACTGGTTTTTTATAGGGCTATTCATTGATATATTTAGTATTAACAATGATGTAGACGCGGCGAACTTCAGAGCAATCCAACAAGCTAGAATGATGAAAGGCATGATGGAATGATCGCAACTAAATACTCAAATCATGAGGAAATGGAAATAAGCGTCCTGGAAGCAATGCTAGAGGATAATACTTTGATTGACGAATGCCGTTTGAATCAAAAGCATTTCTTGGACAGTAAGAACAAAGAACTTTATAAAACAATTTGCGAATTAAATGATAAAGAAATTGATATCAACCCGCAAATGATTATAAGTCATAGTGATTTAGAAATTAAAGATGTTATGAGAGTCATGTCAAATGGCTCTCTGACTTCTAACTTTGAATTTTACCAGCGAAAAATGTTTGATTTCATCGAAATAGAAGAGATTAGAAAGCTGGCAGCAACATTTTTGAGCGACACTGAAGAAAGAAATGTTTCAGAAGCTTCAGAACGATTTATAAACAGTGTTATGAAGACGAGTGAAGAAAAGGTAGTAAGTAAGGAAACGTTCATGGAAAAGCTGTCTATACGTGTAGACAAACATGCGCAAATGAAAGTAGATGGTTTGTCAGGAGTCGATACAGGGTGGGATAAATTCAACAACTTTACAGACGGCTGGCAAGAAGGCGACTTGATTATAGTTGGTGGTCGCCCAGGTATGGGTAAAACAGCGTGGACCCTGGATAGTATGCGTAGAGCCGCCGAACGGGACCAAAAAGGTATTTACAAAGGGAAATATTATTCCGCCGAAATGCCTGAAGGTCAGTGTATTGATAGGTGGATAGCGGGACAGTCGCAACTTCCTGTAGCTTGTATGAAGAACCCTAATAGATTTCTACCAATATTCGATAAGAATACGGACAGCGAACCAGGAACGGCTTTTGCTAAGTATCAAATGGCTGTAGGTGATTTAAGTCAAATGCCTTTAGATATTAGTGAAGAAAAAGATTTACGCATGATAAAAGCGGATATGAGAAAAGAAGTAAAAAATAATCCTGACAAGAAACACGTATTTATGATTGACCATATTTCGCATATTAACGTAGATGGAATGACAGAGGATATTATCAAGTTTGCTCACATCGTACGCGAGTTGAAGCATACAGCGGTACAATTAGGAGTGCCTATTATTCTACTAGTGCAGTTGAGCAGAGCGAATACAAACAGAGAAGACAAGCGCCCGACAATGGCAGATATAAGAGCGTGTGGAGAAATTGAACAGGTTGCTGATATGATTATAATGCCGCACAGAGAGAACTATTACGACAACGAAACAAAAGGCGAACGATACCAGGAAATGGAGATAATCGTTGATAAGTACAGAAATGGACGCGCTGGAACATTCATTCAAACGTTTGACACCGTGACAAATATATTTATAGATAAGGAGTAAAACATTTGTGGTGACGGTTAAAGAAGTCTATATGAGCGCGAAGGAAGATAAACTTATGCCTTTAATCGTTATCATAGACTTACTATTACAACATGGAAAGATAAAGTGGAGAGATGATTCTGGGCTTTTAATGTTCTATATGAGTACAAATAAAGAGAAATGGAACAGGATTATAATAAATGAAATGAGAAAGAGAGGTATTGCAGCATGATGGAAGAAACAAAAGTTCAGTTGAGAGCAGAAGTAAGTAAACTTACAGATTCGGTTGTTAAACTTGAAAAGGAAAAGAATTTTCATAAGGATCAATACAACAAAACAATGGGTGAATTGATTAAGACAGAAAGAAGACGCGATAAAATATTAACTGAATATCCAAATTTATTTAACTTAAATGGAGGAAAAGATGAAAAAGTGGCATATTAGCTTTAGAGTTAACAAAAATGATGCAAGCAGCGAAATTAAAACAGTAAAGGTAAATGCACCAACAGGTAAAGAAGCTTTAGATTTGTTTAATGCCTGGGCTAAATTCATGCAGTACGATCCATTTACAACAGTTTTTAGATGTGAAGGTGAAGTTGTTGAAGCTTAATAAAACGTGGGTTAATAAAGATAATTTCTTTATATACGAAATTAGAGAAAGGAGGGATAAGAACGTTTTACATTATGAATATGCCGTCATTGAAGACGGAACAGAAATAATGTTAGAAAGTGGATTCACAAGCAAGGAACAAGCTAGAACGAGAATTAAAAAGAAGTTTGATATAAAAGGTCAATTCAAGATTAAAAAGGCTGTACGTAAGCGCGTGATATCTAAAAAAGTAGAATACGATGGACATACTTTTGATTCTATGACTGAACGTGATTTTTATATGTATCTTCAAAACAATAAGTTAGCAACAATTACAGAAATGCAAAAATCATTCCATCTATTGGACGGATACGAAATACCTAGCATTGTAAATAAGAAAGGTAGCAGGAGCGTTAGAGCGAAAATTTATACACCTGACTTTATATGTCATTTAGAAGGTTATGGAATGGTAGCTTTTGAAGTGAAAGGTTCAGTTAAATCTATACCGCGTGATTTGTCATTGAGAAGACATTTATTTGAATCAGAATATGGAATACAGTTAGTTATTGTTACGCCTGACAAAAAAGAAGGGTGGAAATTTTCGTGAATGAAAATAAGGTGTACGGAAATCTAAATATGATAAGCCTTATGATGGACCAACATAGAAAAGGTAAGTTAAACATAAAAGACCTAGTTAGGAGCATGGACAAACGCGTAAAAGAGATTAAGGAGGAATTAAAAAAATGATCGCAACTATTAAACGTTTTGTTTGTAACTATTGGTTTGGGAGTCACAAATATTATTATATGGGAACTGTAACTATCCACGGTATAACGGAAGAGGTTTGGTGCTGTAGACGTTGCGGAAAATATCACATAGCAGAGGTTTGCAATCATGGGAATAAGTTATCATGACGAAAGACATATGTATCATATGAAGGCGTATTTAATAGATAAATTAGGTTGGGAACGTCGTGAAGAAATAGAAGCCTGGGGCATAACTAAAACATTCGAAATGTTCCGTTATGTATATCATGGTGGATTAGATAAGAAAACAGCAGCTAAACAACGTGAGTTAGCGCAAAAGGCTATATGGAGGAGATAGGTGTGGATAAAACGATTGTATTTAGAATCGTGGGTATTAACCTTGATTACCGTACAGGACAGCAAATACTAATAGACGGTGTTGAAGGTAAAATAACGTCACTAAGAAGTATCAAGGCATTAGGTGGTGGGGAATACGAAATTATAGGACGATATAAACCAAATGTGAATTACGTTGACCAGTTACTAACTCAATTTGGGAGGAACAAATAAATGAACCGTAAAAAAAGAATTAAACGTTATTTCACGAAAGGTAAACAATCCCCGTGTATAGAGTGTGGAAAACCACTCGATAAACGAGAGAAAGAGATTAGTATTTATTCTATATTTGAAGTGCATGAGGGGTGTTTTTAATGAGACAAATTAAAGTAGAGTTGCCGAAAAGAACAGATAAACCTAGTATGAAAGATATCAAGGAAATGAGAGAATGGGTAAAAGAAATGATTATGAGTGATAGTGATTGGAGGCAATATAAAAACAAGCGTTACATGTTTACTAAGATACCTATATTTTGTGAGCAATGCAGGGAACGAATGGAACCGAGAAACAGGTATCAAGTGAAGTACGGCTTTTGTGATGTTCATTGTGGAAATAGACTTTATGGGCTAACTTATTAAAATAAGATGTATAATTTTACATAATCCAATTCTATTTAACGAATATTATCTATTTGCAACGATACAAAATAGTAAATGAGTTCCTAAATTCTTATGTATAATGGTTTAGAGGAAAGCCTTGATATTGTGCTTTCCTCGTTCTTTTGACCTTAAATGTTTTAAGTCTTTTAGAACGAAGTGAAACCATCATATGTTTTGACGGTTTAAGGATAACTTTATTCTTTTAGAAAGAAGAAAACTAAAAACAGTGATTAAATGCATGATATCAAGGTTTAAGAGGAAAAGGAGAAAATAATGGACAAAGAAAAAGATTTTAAACAATTGCAACATACATATAATGTTTACATTTACGAAGATACATTGAGTGAGTTTGATATGATAAAAATAATGATGGCTTATTGCGAAAAGTATAATGAAGATATAGCGAGAATAGAATCTATCCTCTATTTTAATTTACCTACGTATACTGAATATAAAAAATGCGAAAGTAACGAGGGAATCTGAGGAATCTCTTTTTATTTTTATCCAAATTTATTTAACAAACTTACAAAAAACTATGGACAAACATATATAGGTATAGTATAATAAGAGTATAAGACCTGCGGTAGTATGTCAACTGAGAAATAACAAAGTTTAAAGTTGTCAAAGGTCAATTTGTTTAAAAAAGGCATCACGAAACTAAACCAGTAACGAATGTAATTTACTGGAAAATAATGAAAGGTAGCGATGACAAAAATTTATGTCATTCTTTCACACACCTTCCTGGCGTAAAAAGTTGGTGGCTACGTAGTAGCGCATCCACCAATCGCACAAATTTTCTTGCGGTTAGAACGAGTGCACGTTTGTGTTGATGTTTTGGTACTTCATTATATTTTTTCACGTAATACTCTTGATAATCTGATACATGCTTTCTTACTGAATTGGCGGCTTCAACTAAGTAATAACGCAAGTAATGATTACCTGTACGGGATAATGAAGTATCTTCGGCTGTAAAACGACCGGATTGGTGCTTTCGCCAGTATAATCCAGCGTATTTGGCTATTTTTGTTTCATCGTCAAATCTTTCGATTTGGCCAATTTCAGCAATGATACCGGCAGCGAAAACAGGACCTACTCCAGGAATAGATTCAAGTGTTTGGGTCAAACCAGCCATGATTTTTTTAATAGACTTTTCTAATTCCTTGATTTGTTGTTGAAACGTACGAATGACTGCGATGGATGTACCTAAGATGACATCTATTGAATCTTCTACAACCTTATCCAAGCGATAAGAAGCTTTCACAGCTTTTTGAATGGATGCTGCTACGCATTTTGGATCACCAAAACGGGTTTCGACTTTTTTCCTGTAGGAACTCAGCGAGTTCTTCTAAAGGCATATTAGCGAGTTCCTCTAAGCTGAATTTTTCAAGAAATAGTTCTGTCATGGCGCTACCAAATACGGAAGTATCCACCTCTTGTGAAAATGTATTACATTTAAAACTTAGGTGTTGAAGAAAGTGTTGTTTTTCTTTCGTTAACATTTTGACAAGTTGGTATCGTGATCTTGTTAATTGCTGCAGTGCCACGTACTGACTTTCTTTTACGATAGACATTTGATTACGGCCAAATCGTAAGTAATCAGCAATGACAAAGGCATCAATCTCATCGGTTTTATTCATGTCAGAATAGCTTTTCTTAAAATTTGCGACTTGTTTTGGGTTTAGGAGAAATACTTTTGCTCCAAAACGCTGTAAATCTATATCATGGTGAAGAAACATAGAAGGATGAAAGCTGTAAACAGAGGTGGATTCTAGACCAATCTTAAGGATGTCGACCTCTTTACCCGCAATACACTGTAATAATTTTTCTTTGAGTGTAGTAGCTCCTGGTAGGTCATTACTGACCGAAAAAGAATCCAGTTTTTCTCCGTCACCATTTAAAAAGCAAACTTTCATATCAAACGAACTTACATCTAAACCAACAAATAATCTCATGTAAGAGACCCCCCTTCTATATTAGAATCATTTCTTGGACGTCTCGAGATATCTCTAGTGTGTACGCCGACCAACAACCTCGTGTATGAGAGCTAGTCCTGAATCGAAAGCCGCCCTAGAGCTACTATCATCTAGGTTCGAGGGTCAGGCTGCTCAGCCTGCGAGTAAGGAGTCCCGCGCGTTCACTGAGAAACACTCTTCAAATGTGGTAAATCCACAGGAGGTGAAAGAATTGTCCCAAATGATCCTAAAATCATTATCTAGAAATATCTTGAGACGTCCAAGTATTTTTATTTATAGGGCTCTTATTAAGAAGAAAATCTAAGCCAGTAATAGGGCTTAAATATTAATATACGAGGAGGTGAGGTAAGGTGATCGAAATGATGGTGAAGGTTGTAGCACTAATCACTGGAGTTCTTGGAATAATAAACATTAGTTTAGACATCCACTCTAAAGTGAAGAAGTTACAACAAAATAAAAAGCGTTCACGTAATAAACGTAAACGCAAGTAAGCAAGTTGAGGGGAAAGGTTGAGAGCCGATTTCCCCTCGACAATATTATAACATATCGATCGCCGAAATAATAATGAAGAAAATTAAACCAATTGATGTAACTGTATTTGTTGTTTTATTCTTATGGGCAGTAACGAACGATTTTAGCGAAATGGTTTGGCTGGATTGGACGTGTATAGCAGTAGGGATTGTATATACCATTATGTTTATAGTTAAGATAAGTATTAGAGGTGAGGAAAAGTGAAGTATCATTTAAACTCTAGAAAAGAAGTGGAGGACTTCATTAATAGTGAAGTCCTGACTACTTCAGAAGCAATGCAGATATTAGATGTCAATCGCTCTCGAATGAGCGCATTAGTCAAAGCTGGTAAATTGTCACCAGTTAAAAAAACGAGTAATGTTAGTTTGTTTCTGAAATCAGATATAGAATCTAAAAAAGAAGAATTGGAAGTATTGAGAGTTAAATACCGTCCGTACGATTAATGAGAGTCTAAACGACTCTTTTTTTTATTTTCCAAAAACTTTTTAACCTATTCTGAAAAACGCAATAGATACCATTAGACAATCTTTGTTAAATAGATTTGGAACGTTATACAATTGTAACTGTAAGACATGAGGATATCTTACAAGCGTCGGAAAACGCGTAAATAAAAAATAAATTTTGTATCATACAAATTATTCTATTTCTTTATAAACGTGGTTCCTTGCTCTTATTGATACATGGTAATTACTCACATTCTTACTAGTGTAGATACGTAAATTATCCTTTGTTCTGAAATGTTCTAAGTATATGTAAAAAGTCTTGATTTCTTGTTTTAACTAACAGGTCTTTATCACAATGGGTCGTCATTAGTTTGACCAGTGGACACGCTGATTGAATGAACTGACAAAAAAGGCAGTCTGTAAGCTGCCTGGAAGGTATAAGGCGTACTGAAAACTTGTTCACCTCCAAAAGAACGTTAATCTTTCAAGTACCTGCTTTGCTCACACATAACCGTACTTGTACCTTCCAGGGTGTTTATAACACCTTTCCAATCTATCTGTTTTTGATAAACTTGCTTACTTCAATACTTGTTTTAATCATTGTAAAAACTCCTTTAAATTGTGAGAAGGGTTCTTCCCTTCTTTAAAAGTGATAGCGTGGTACATACGTTTTAATTGCGTATCTGTCTTATATCTCCTGTGAAGGCGCTAGGGTTGGTATAGGTGAAAAGGGTTCGATTCCCTAACTATTGCTTTTAAAGAAGTGAATAACTTCAAACAAATAAAACTATTGGATATCTACTTGTAAAAGTTAGTGAAGGTGGTTTTTATTACTTAGTGTAGAGTTTCTGCATTCATCAAATCCAACACATATATGAGAAGTTCTTCTTCTCATTAAGCGTATAAGAGTTTTTTATGTTTGCTGCACGGAACGGTGAACAGCGGCTTTGGGCATAGAGCCGTCCTCCTTTTTCTCTTATGCGTTTAATGAGGTGTGGAAGCCTTTTAAGCTGTTTTCAGATACCTGATTACTGACTTATAAACACAAAACAACAATAATGATCCGTACTTGCATTGATGTACGGCGTTTATTGTTCTACTGAGGGTAATCACTTCCCTTAAAAGTGAAATAACTATCAAAGGTTATTATCAAACAATTGGTAGTTAAATATCATAAAAGAGCAGCAATGAAGCTGCAAAATATGATAACTAAGCGAATATAACATCACTTAAATTGCATAAAGTACGATAACGGTATGAATTGCGAGTCTACGGACTATAAACCGATTGAAGGGGCTAATTACCCTTTATCGTGGGAAGTCGCCTAACGGATAGGGCTAACTGTTATGTATGGGGTTCAAGTCCTCATCTTCCCACCACAACGCCGTGTTATCTCTAAATGGCAAGAGGACAGGAGCGCGCTGTTAAAACAGACCTGTGGTTATTGGTTCGAATCCAATACACGGCATTATCTTTTATAGTTACAAGTTGAGAAGCAGAGATTTCGCCATTTCTGTTTCTTTTCTTTATCAGAAGGAGGAAATGATATGTGGAAAAAGTTGAAGGTGTTAACCTGGACGGATTGGAAAGATATTTTTAAAGAATCGTTCAAAGGTACTTTTCTAAGTAAATCATGGTTACTGAAAACATTCGGTTTCATCTTACTTGGCGCAACTTGGCAGCAGGTGGCGTTTGAGCAACATTGGTACAATTGGGTTGCTTATGTTGTGGGAACGATTGTTGCTATAACTATGGTTGAAGAAGGATATAAAAAGAAATAGGTTGCACTTAATGTGTAACCTTTTTTAAATCTATTTAACAACGATGGAAAATATTCAATTCTATTAAACGATATGAGTTATATTGAAAAGGCGAACGTATAACGAAATATTGAGAGGTGGTAACATGCATGAATTAAACGAACGTCAAAAACGTTTTGCGGATTATTACATTGAAACAGGGAACGCTTCAGAAGCATACAGGCGGGCGGGATACAAGAGCGATAACGAAAAGGTTATTACCGCTGGTTCTTCTCGTCTGTTAGCGAATGTTAATGTTTCAGCATATATTGATTCTCACATGGCTGGCGTTGATTCTAAACGCATTGCTGATGCAAATGAGGTTTTAGAGTTTCTTACATCGGTAATGCGCGGAGAAGCAACAGGAAAGACATTACGTGGAGTGGGTATGGGTGAACAAGTTATCAGTGATATAGCGCCGTCAATTGGAGAACGGAAAGACGCTGCTGTTCAATTGGGTAAACGTTATCGATTATGGACTGAAAAACACGAAATTGAAGGTGTTGCACAAGTTATTATCAATGGTTCTATTGGTGATACGTGCGAAGAGTGCGGAAAACATTATGAAGAGTGTGAATGCTAATGATTGAAAACTATCAAGGTTTGCTACTGACAATTTCTGCGTTATTGATAGTAACTGTACCGATGGCACTAATAGATAGAAATGAAAAGAAAGCGCGGGAAGAGCATGAACGAAAACGTTAATCATATCGACATGAGAAACGTTATTTCACCGCGTTTCAAGAAAGTCTATTATCTATCAGAAATGAAGAAACACCTGCGGTATGTTTTGAAAGGCGGTCGTGCTTCAGGTAAGAGTTACTTTATACCATTCCGCATACTAATGGACATAATGGAATACCCAATCAGTTGGCTGGTGCTGCGTAAAGTGCAGAATACTATTGTCAGGTCGGTGTTTGAACAGATTAAAGAAGCGATGGTATTACTAGGTATAACACATCTATTTAATATCGTACCCTCACGCCTGGTAATGGAATATAAACCACGTGGGAATAAAATATACTTCCTGGGCTGCGAAGAACCTGAACGGATTAAATCTATTAAAGATGCCCAATTCCCTATCATGGGTATGTGGATTGAAGAAATAGGAGAATTCAAAGCAGAAGAAGACGTTTCTATTATTGAGAAATCAATTTTACGAGGTGAGTTTGAAATCAAGCCTGAACATCGTTCTGAGCTACCAAACTATGAATATACGTTCTTCTATAGTTACAACCCACCTAAACGCCGTGGTCACTGGTTGAACAAGAAGTATAACAGCAGCTTCATACCTGAAAATACACATGTAAACCATTCGACTTACTTAGATAATAAACATTTAACTAAGGCGTTCTATGAAGAAGCAGAGATTGAAAAGGAAATGAACCCGCTTAAATACCGATGGGAATACATGGGCGAAGCGATTGGTTCAGGTAATGTACCGTTTGATAATATCATTGCTGCTGAAATAACCGATGAACAGATAAGCCAATTCGATAACATTAGACAGGCTGTTGATTTCGGTTATGCTACTGATCCCCTGGCTTTTGGTCGTATGCACTACGACAAGAAGAAACGAACGCTGTATATCTTTGATGAACTGTATGGAGTACGCATATCAAATAGGGAACTGGCTAAATGGATTAAGAAGAAGGGGTACACGGATGTCGAGATAACAGCCGATAGTGCAGAGCCGAAATCTATTGCAGAGTTGAAACAGGAGCATGACATATACAAGGTTAAAGGTGCTAAGAAAGGACCTGATTCTGTTGAATATGGCGTTGAATGGCTTGGAGACTTATATGCAATTGTAATCGATCCTAAACGGTGTCCAAACGCTTTGAAAGAATTCGAGAATGCCGATTGGGAAACCGACAAAGATGGAAACCCACGCCCTCGACTGCCTGACAAAGATAATCACGCAATTGATATGACGCGTTACGCAATGGAGAAAGACATGAAACGTTCTAAGAAGATTAGGACGGTTAAACGAAGTGAATTAGGATTCTAAAAACTAACAATCCAATTCTATTTAACTAGGAAGGAGTGAAAGAATGTTAACTTTCAAACAAGCTAGAGATTTATTTTTCAGATTTAAAACACAACGCGGTAAAGGGAAACAAAAGGGATTCATTGATTTCCAAAAGCTGCACGATTACTACGTTGGTGAACATGATATTGTGAACAAGAAGCAGCGACCTAACGGACGCAAGACATATAGAACGGTGAGTAACTACCCGCAATATGTATCAACTATTTCAACAGGTTTCTTTATTGGCTCGCCAGTAACATATACAACGCCGAACAAGGATCAGCTAGAACCTGCTTTAGACATCATTGACGATAACGATGGTCAAACAATTGATTATGACAATGCTTTAGATATGAGTATTTATGGTAAGGCCTATCGTTTGTTTTTCCACGATGAAGATGGAGAATTGAACTTCAAAGACCTGGACCCGCGTTACACGATCGTTGTAACTGATGGGAAGATTAAACCGAAAGTAACTGATGTTATTTACTTCAGTGAAGCTTTAACTGCTGATAATACAATTAAGGTAACTATGACTATTTACGATTCTACTCATATGAGAGAGTACGAGTTTAATTATAAAACAATTGAAGCAGATAAAACTAAAGCTGATATCACGGAAATGATCGCACCAACTTCTGAAGGTGAATTAGAAGAACATAAAATTACTGATGAAGACGGAAAGCCGAAAGTACCAGTATTAGTAATCCCTAACAATAAATTTGAATTAGGGGATTATGAGCCACACTTGTCTTTAATTGACGCTTATAACGATATGGACAGCAATGACTTTGAAGATGCTGCTGACTTTACTGACGCAATCCTGAAGCTTGTTAATATGAGTGAAACGAGTCCTGATGACGTTAACCATCTAAATGAGGATAAAGTCTTGTTGCTAGATGAAGACGGCGATGCGGATTGGCTGATCAAAAAAGTTGATAGTGCATTCAAGAAGGACATGAAAGAGCGACTAGAAAACAATATTCATAAATATACATTCGTTCCAAATATGAATGATACAGCGTTTGGCGGTAATTTAACTGGTGTCGCTATCAAATATAAGTTACTTGCATTAGAACAAGTACGCGGGCAAAAAGAGCGCATGTTTCATAAAGCTTTAACTGATCAATTGGCTATTATTAAAGGTTACTTAGCTAAGTTCCCTAAAGGAGCTGCTAATTTCGAGTTAAAAGATGTGAAGCTGCAATTTACACCTAATTTACCGCCTAACTTTATGGAAGAAGCGGAATTAGTTACAAAACTACGCGCTGCAGGACTTCCTGACAAGTTCATTTACTCTTATTTATCTAATGTGCAAGATGTTGAACATTTAATTGAAATGAAGAGAGAAGAGGAGCAGGAACGTTATGAAAACGAATATTCATTCGGTGGGGAAACTGATGATTTGGGGAAACGGGAAGCGAAGTCTACTGATCAAGATAGGGAACGAAATACACCACCAGCCAATAACAAAGGTGAGGAATAATGGCGACAATAGAAGAGTATTGGACCAAAAGGGCTGAACTCTTAGAAGCTAGATGGAATAGAGACGCACAAGTGATTGAAAAAGAACTGAAGGCGTCCTATCGCCAGGCTTTGAAAGAAGTAGAAAACGAAATGCGCGCGTATCTCACGCGGAAAGGCTTTGATTACAACGAACTAATGAAGGCTTTAAATAGAGGAGAGATAAAAGACCGTAAAGAGTCGCTATTAAACTTCCTTGATAAGCTGAAAGATATGGATACAGAGATAAGTAAGAGAATAGCTGAAGATGTCAATGTACACCTGGATAAACGCAAATTAAGCCGCCTGGACGCTATCATAAGTGAAATGCTTATACAAACAGGTGAGTATTCATTAAAAGATGAACAAATTATACGGGACCAACTGAAAGAAGTATACAGAGAAACACTGCTCCGGAATAAATTCGAGTTAGCAGGTCTGGGAATTAATACCCCAGTATACACTTTAAACAATAAAATAGTTGACAAAGTGTTATCATATCCCTGGAACGGCGAAAACTTCAGTAATCGCATATGGAATAATAAACAGGTTATGCTTCAAAAACTTAGAGAAGCGCTTGTTCAAGGAGTCCTACAAGGACTACACGCCGATGAGGTAGCGGAAAAGTTCGCTGTTATTATGAAAGTTCCACTTCATAGAGCGCAAGCAACTATCTATACAGAAACAGCTTTCATTTATGGACAAGCTCAATTAGATAGTTATGATGAAGGTGAAATTGATAAATATAAATTACACGTAACCTTTGACAATGTAACTTCAAAGATATGTAGATCGCTAGACGCTAGTAAAGTTTATCTGACTTCAGAAGCACGAGCAGGTATAAACTACCCGCCGTTGCATACAAGATGCAGAACGTTGTCTATCCCTTACTTTGAAGGTGTTGAAGGTCCTAAATATAGGTGGGCGCGAGATAAGGATGGTAAGTCTATTAAAGTCGATGCCAATATGTCGTACAAAGAGTATAAAGAACAATTTTTGAAATAAGAGGTGGTTGAATGTATTTATTATCTGATGAATTCAGAGAAGCGCTGCTATCAAAGAAACGTTTAGCGCGTAAAGGATGGAACGGAAAGAAAATGTTTGTCGTGCATCAATCGGCATATCCTAACGGAATTCCGATCAATAAGAATACAGCAGAAGCAACTGGACTTTCTGAAGGTACAGTATGCAAATTCTTACCATATGTAATGATGAAAACGGCTGATAATTCATTTGTTCCTTGGTTAGCGAGTCAAACTGATTTATTAGCTAATGATTGGGAAGTGGTTTGATGGGAGACAAAAAGAACGCTGTCCTGATCGGTTTGCTTTCTGCAACATTAGGATTAGAACATATTCAAGCTGCTTTGCCTGAAGGGCTACTAGATTCAAAAGCTGAAAAATTCAACGCTACTATAGATGAAATATCACCTAAAGTACGTCGAGAACTATTTACAAAAGTATTAGAAGAGTTATTAACAAACTTTTAAGCGTGGACCTGGACACGAATTACCAGGGTTAAATAATAGTCACTGAGACTTAAAACCAGGAGGTAACATATGAAACGATTAGCTGAAGCATTAGTTGAACCTGCTAAACAGACTCATAAATTCGCACTATCTTTTAAAGATATCAAGAACGGTTTGCAGTTCTTTTCTGAAGGTGGCGAAGGAAATGGTGAACAAACACCACCTGAAGGCGAACAAACACCACCAGGAGGCGAACAAACACCGCCAAAAGGAAAAACTTATACAGAAGCAGAATTTCAGGAAGCGTTAAACCGCGTATCGGGTAAAATTCGAAAAGACGAATCACGAAAAGCGCGCGCTGCTGCTGAACAAGAATTCGGTGATAAGAACAAAACGGAAATGGAAACCTTAATGGACGAAATGCGAACAATTAAGGCTGAACGTGATCAGGAAAAACAAAAAGCTCACGCTCTTAAAATGAAAGATGTTGCTATTGAAAAGTTAACGGCTGCTGGTTTTAGTGCTGGTTTTGCTGCTAACGTGAAAGGCGATACAGAAGAAGAAATTCAGGCTAACATTGAAGCTTTTAAAGCTAATATGGAAACTGAAGTAACAAAACGTGTTAAAGGTGGATTAGCTGGTAAAACGCCTGATGAATCAAAAGGCGCACAACAAACAACTGTTGATCCTGTAAAAGCGGCGTTCGATAAAGAGTTCGCTTAATAACAATGACCAACAGAATTGACGTCATTATAAAAGCTATTCCAACTCTATTTAACAATATTGGAAAGAAGGTTACATAAATGGCAATTACATTAACTGAAAAGTTTTCAGGATTAGTAGATGAGCGTTTCAGCGCAACGGCTGTTACTGAAGCATCTACTAACAAAGATTATGAGTTCGAAGGGGCTAAAGGTATCAAAATTACATCTGTAAAAACTGCACCTATGAATGATTATAAGCGTTCGGGACAAAACCGTTATGGACAAGCTGAAGAATTAGAGAATGATATTCAAGATGCAATCATGACTCAAGACCGATCATTCACATTCACACTGGACAAAATGAATGAAGAAGAGTCTGAAGTGAAAGTAGCTCCTGCTATTGCACGTCAATTACGTGAAGTGGTTATCCCTGAAATCGAAACATACCGCTTAAAAGTTATGGCTGAAGGTGCTGGTGAAACTGCTACTGCTGCGCTAACAAAAGAAAATGTGTATGCAGAGTTCTTAAAAGGACAAGAAGTGCTTGATGATGCGTTTGTACCTGAAAACCGTGTTGCTCACTTTACTCCTGCTGCTTTAAATCTTATTAAACAAAACGATAACTTCATTAAAGCGTCTGAAATGGGACAAGTGATGTTGATTACAGGTCAAGTGGGTGAAATTGACGGCGTAGCAGTTATTAAAACGCCCAAATCATTCATGAACGGATGTGACTTCATTCTCACTCATAAGTCTGCGACTGTAGCACCTGTTAAATTAGCAGAAACAAAAGTGCATTTAGATGCTCCTGGTATTTCAGGTTCACTAGTTGAAGGCCGTTTCTACTATGATGCATTCGTATTAAATTCTAAAAAGAAAGCTATCTATGTTAATAATGCAACTGCTAAAGCTGCAAAGAAATAAGAGGGTTTCCCTCTTTCCCTTTGATGGGAGGGTATAAAACATGAAATTAATTACTACTTTTGGTCGTTATAGGTTAGCGGCACAAAAAGAATTTACAGAAATTCAAAAGGAATACATTGAGGAAATACTTATTCCTGTTGTTACAGAATTCATTATTGGATATACGGGTGTTGATTTTGGAGCTGAAGGCAGAGAATTTCCCGCTTCTTATGAAGCTGTTGCACATCGTTTAATCACTTACCACCTTTTAGGTGAGCAAGGCGATATTGTAAGTGAGCAAATGGGCAGCTATCGCGCACAATATGGAACTGATGGAATTTACCCTACTAAGTTATTAAAAGGTCTTAGTAGGAGAATGAGAACACCGTCAAGTCGTATTAGAGGGCGCGAACCTAAAGGGCGTGGTGAATATGAGGATCAATAACCTTTTAAATAAATTCGGTAAACCAACAACTATATTAAGACGAAAAGAAAAGGACCCTAAAAACCCTTATGACAAAGGTTCATATAAGGAAATAGGCGAAATAATCGCGATCGTTGATGAAGGCATACAAGGCACTAATGATATTTATTCTACTAAAAAAGTTTCTGATCAAGTGGACGCCGTTATGTATTCCGCTGCAACTGATTTAAGGTCGGGTGACAAGATACGGCAGAGAGATAAAGAATTCATTGTTATGAAAGTTGCTAATCCTTATAGCTCTGACGATCACATAGAAGCGATATTGGAGTTGGTCAAATGATTAACTATCAATCTAATTTAAACGCCATTCTTTCTAGTATGAATAGAGCTGAAAAAGTTGCTGTTAAAAAAGGCGCTGAACATGTGCGAGGATTAACAAATGTCTATTCGAGAAAGCGGACAGGTGACACAGCAAGGTCATTCACAACCCAGGTTACTGCTGAAGGTAATACACCAAAAGGGGTTGTAGGTTCGAACGAAGATAACGCTATCTACGAAGAATATGGAACTGGTATTTATGCTGAAAATGGTGGCAGAAAGACACCGTGGAAGTACAGAGATAAAAAGACTGGTAAATGGTACCTGACGCGAGGAAAGCGTGGTACAAAGGCATTTAGAACCGCTGGCGAAGGTCATAAAAGTGAAGTAGTTAACATTATGGCTAATGCTATGAGAGGTCAAATAAAATGAACAACTTAATTATATTCGTTACTACATTTCTAAATGGAATTTTTAACAAATACGATTCTAATGCTTTTTATATAGAAGCTGATCAAGACCAGGCGTTACCTTATGGGGTCTTTGATAGTATGAGCGATTCAACAAACATGAATAGAGCTAGGGAAGACTTCATATTCACTGTCACTATTTATGGAACATTTGAAGATATGTTCAAGTTAGATTCTATTTCTGAAGATATAAAACAAGGCATATTGAACGGAAACATAAAACAGTATTGTGCGCCGTTCACTGTCGCTTTTGACTATGCGGGTAGAAATGACGTTCCGTCACAAGACCCTTTCATAAAAGTCAAAGAAGTTCGATTCAAAGCGCGATACTACAATATATAGAGAGAAGGTTTTATGAATGGCTGCAACACAACCAAATCCTTATGCACTAGTTTTAGGCGAGGGTGCTATTATCGCCAATTTCGGTATTAAAGATAAAGAGGTTCCTTTAGGAGCATTACGTGGCGGAGGTGCTTTTACTTATGAACCTGAATTTAAAGCTGTTGAGTACAACGGTTCTAAAGGTGATACAAAAGGATTTAAACGTATTGTTTCATCTAAAACGCAATTAAAAACAGGTGGCATGTTGGAGTTCTTTGACCCTGCGAAAGTTAAATTAGCCTTTCCTGGTGCTGAAGTTGAAAAACGCAAAAAAGGCGAAAAAGAATATGACGTAATCACTTCTCACGAGCGCGTTAACATGGATTCATACCTTGAAAATATCGCGTTTGTTGGTGAAACTGCTGATGGTCGAGACGTTATTATCATCGTTGAAAATGCTCTTAATGATTCTTCTATCGAAGCAGCGTTTGAAGGTGGCGATGAAATGGCGCCTGAAGCAACATTTACTGGACACCGTGACCCTTGTAACATCAACAAAGCCCCATTTGAAATTTGGATTGAAGGCGGCGGTAAAGAATTCGTTTGCGAAATCCCAGAAAAGCCTGAAACGCCAGGTGTCGATGGAACGGGTGTTCAAAAAACCCGCGCTATGACTACTAAAGATATTAAAAAGATCGAAGAGTAATAATATGGAGGGCTCAAACCCTCCTACTAAACAAAAACAAATGATTAGGAGACTGATATAAATGGCTATCACTTTAAACAATAAAACTTTTGAACAACGTAAATTAGGTATTCGTGACGTATTCGCATTCTCACGTATTGTAAACAAAATGGATATTAAAGATCAATTTAAAGACCTGGCTATCCGAGGTGCGCAAATCTCAACCGGTACACTTCCTGAAGGCGTTAATCCTGATGAAGCTCAAATGGAGTTAGGTGTAGATATGATGTATACATTATTCACTAACTTAGGTAACGCGGAAATGGAATTCTTTGAATGGTTAGCTGGGCTATACGGTACAACTGCTGCATACATCATGGATTATTTAGATGATCAAATTGATTTACTGGTTTCTGATTTCATGGAGAATCCAGGAAAAGAGGGTTTTTTGCGTACAGTACGCAACTTGATGGAATTAGCGAAATAGATGTAATTGATTCATTGGCTAGTCGCTACGGTGATATGTCTTATATCATGTCTTTACCTCTTAATCAGGTGTTCGGGCTTTATTTCAAAAGCCTGGAACGCCAGCAAGAGGAAAGGTCATTCCAGGCGTGGTTGGCTTCACTTCCTATTATGGCTCTATCGGGTAATGTAACTGCTTATGATAACAAGAGTCACCTACAAAACAACAGTGGTGCAGAAGAGACTAAAAAGTCTAATCGTATGACAGAAGAAGAAAAAGATAGAATTCTATCAAAAGCAATGAAACTATCAAACAAACATAAAGAAATGCGTGGTGAATAACTACAATGGAAGTCTTTAAAATATTTGGTTCTGTAATGTTACGGGATCAACAAGCCCGTGCAGGGTTAAGAGACTTGGACAACTCCGCGCGTAATACTTCTAATAGAATGAACAAGGGTTTTAGTAGTGTAATACCTACGTTCAGCAGAATGGGGGGCGCTATCGGTGCGGGAGCTATTGCTATGGGTGGCATGGCTGGAATCGCCGTTGGCGTCTCTTCTGCTTTAATTGGAATTGTTTCCGCGGGGGCAAGTTACGAACAACAAATGAGCAAGGTTAAAGCATTATCGGGGGCTTCTGCACAAGAAATGAAATTACTTGACGCGCAAGCTAAAGAACTTGGTTCGACAACTAAATTCAGTGCTTCAGAAGCTGCTGATGGTATGGCGTTTCTTGGTATGGCTGGTTATAAAACAAAAGATATTATGTCAGCTATGCCAGGTCTATTAGACTTAGCTGCTGCTGGTGCTTTGGATTTGGGACAAGCTGCCGATATCACATCAAATATCATGGCAGGGTTTGGATTATCAGCAGAAAAAACAGGTCACGCTTCTGACGTTCTAGCGAAGGCTGCATCAAATGCAAATACCGATGTCGGTCAATTGGGTGAAGCGATGAAATATTTAGCTCCTACTGCTCATTCAGTTGGTTGGAGCATGGAAGAATCAACGGCTGCTGTTATGGCTATGTCTGATGCTGGTATTCAAGGTTCGCTTGCTGGTCAAGCATTTGGATCTTCTTTAACCCGTTTAGCAAAACCTACAAAAGCCATGCAGAAAGAAATGGATAAACTTGGTTTAACATTCTTTGATAGTCAAGGTAAAATGAAACCTTTACCGCAATTAGTCGGAGAAATCGAAGGGAAAACAAAAGGATTAACGATGGAACAAAAAGCTGCTGCTCTTTCTACGATATTCGGTGCGGAAGCATATAAACATTGGGCTGTCCTTCTCGAAAAAGGCGGAAAAAAATTAGGTGAAAACACCAAAATGTTGGAAAAAGCTGATGGTGCCGCTAAAGAAATGGCTGACACTATGAATGATAATCTTATTGGATCATGGAATAACTTCCTTTCTAAATTAGAGGGAGTAGCTATTGCCATTTATGAGAAAGTAAGTCCAGGGCTAAGAATGTTAGTTGATGGTATGGCGGGTGTTCTAGAGTGGACCCTTAGCCTAATGAACGGCACCGCAAAAATGAGCAGTGGTATGTCAGACGCGTTTAAAAGATTAGGCGATGTATTTAATTCCTGGTTTAAAAATGTTTCTGATGTATTTAACAGAATGGGCGCTATGTTCCAAAAACACCAGGATTCAATTATGAAAGTAGTTGATTTCTTAGTAACAAATGTTGTAGTAATGTTCTCTTACTTATTCGAAGAGGTTACGAATATTTGGACTTTATTATGGAACGTTCTAATTAATGTTCTAGATATTTTCTTTAATTTATTAAATGGTAACTTTTCGGGCGCGTGGCAATCATTTAAAAATCTAGTTGGCGATTTATTCAGAGATTTAGGTGTAATCATGAAAACCTGGTGGGAAGGCTTAATATCATTACCTTTGGTCCAGTACATCGTTTCAAAAGCAAAAGACATGTATGAAGCTATAAAGAGTTGGGGCGAATCTATTAAAACATGGTTCTTCGAAATGCCTGGTAGATTCACTGAATGGCTTTCAGGTTGGTGGGATACCATTTCTACCTGGTTAATAGCTAAGACACTAGAGTGGGGCGTACAAATGGAACAGTGGGGCAATGCTGTTCAAACATGGTTTTCTGAAATGCCTGGGCGTATAAGTGAATGGTTCTCCGAATGGTGGAATACTATTTCACAATGGTTCACTGATACAAAACAATGGTGGAGTGATCACCTGCAACAATGGGGTGAAACTCTTTCTACGTGGTGGGATGAATTACCACAAAAGACTCTAGAATGGTTGGGGAAAGTTGCTGAAACTCTTGATCAATGGAATCAAGCGCAAATAGAGAAATTAAAAAATGATCTAAAATCATGGTGGAATGCTATTGCTGATTGGTTTGAAGAAACTAAAACCTATTGGACTGAAAAACTAGAGAGTTGGGGCGAAAATATTTCGACGTGGTTCTCTGAAATGCCTGATAAAATTTCAAATTGGTTTACTGCATGGGGCGAAAGAATTTCTAACTGGTACGACGAAACAAAAGAGAATATCAAGAATAAGTTAACCGAATGGGGAACTAATATTCAAGAATGGTTTGAATCCATACCTGGTAGAATTTCTGACTGGTTTACTAATTGGTGGAGTTCTATTTCTAGTTGGTATGATGAAACGAAAAACGGTATAAGCGAGAAATTAAACGGCTGGGGCGAATCTATTTCAACGTGGTTCTCTGAAATGCCTGGAAAAATACGAAACTGGTTTTCTAACTGGTGGAAAGAGATGTCTGATTGGTTTACCAAAACTAAGAATGACGTTAAACAATGGTTAGATGATTGGTTAACAACTATTAAAGATTGGTTCACTAATGTTCCGAATAAGTCAGGAGCAAAAAAATCAGGCGGCGAAATGATCAAAGAAATGATTAAAGGTTCAACTGACGAAGAACCTAACTTCACTGAGAAGCTAGGTAAGATGATTCTAAAAGTTATAGGTCTTGTTCTGCTTGCTGTAGCGGTCGCTTTCCTTTCTGCTGGTAAAGAACTTATCAAATACATTGTTAACGGTGTTATTGATGCAGGTTCTTGGCTGGTGGATAAGTTAAAAGAAGTTGCTAACAATGCTTTGAAAGCAGTTAAAGATATTGACTGGAAGGGGCTAGGTAAAGATTTAATCAATTGGATTATTGACGGTTTATCATCTATGGGCGGTGCGCTAGCTAGCGCGTTTAAATCTCTATTCACTAGCATTAGTATTCCTACTCCAAAATTTAGCGTTAACGGTTCGTTGAATCCTGTTAACTGGGCTTCACAAGGTTTGCCTTCAGTCAACGTTAGATGGGCTAAAAACGGTGCACTTGTCAAACCTGGTACACCTACACTCGTAGGGGTTGGGGATGCTCCTAACTATGATGAAGTTGTATTACCGCTGAAAAATGATACATTAGGTCGAATTGGTCGCGAGATTATGGAAACAATGCCGAATGGTGGTAACACTGGTTCGGATAATGGAAGACCGATAGAGTTAGTAGTCAATCTTGATAAGAAAGAGCTTGCTAGAGAACTATACGAGCCTGTTACAGAGAATCAAGAAAGAGCAGTTGCAACAAGAAAATTATTCTAAGAGGTGAAAGATTATGACATGTGATTTAAGTTTCTTCTCATTCAATGGGAAACGCATGTCTAATGTAGTTCCATTACAGGGCGTTAAACGTCCTGGATGGGCTAGATTAGAAAGGAAATACTTAGAAGTACCTCATTACCCTGGTGGTCGTTTATTGCGTACAGAAACGAAAATGAGAGAAATTTTAATACCTATAGCATTTATGTACGAAACATCGGAACAAGGCGAAAAATTAAAAGAAGAATTGGCCGATTGGCTTTATACAGATCAACCAGCGGAATTAATTTTTGATGACGAAAAAGATCGTACTTATTTAGCTGTTATTGATGATGAACTTGATCCAAACCAATTAGTCGATATTGGACAAGGTGTGTTGAAATTTATATGCCCTATGCCCTACAAATTAGGGGAAATACAAACTGTAGAATTCAAGCAGGATTCAACGTCAGAACAAAACGCATATTTCACAAATAAAGGCACTATAGAAACAAAGCCGATCATTGAATTAGAAATAATGAAGCCAGCGACAAACCTTGATGTATGGTTTGGAAACTACCCTAATGAGCGCCAGTATTTCCGTATTGGTCAACCTATGTCAATTGAAGATAAGCCAGTACAAGAAAATGAGCGCGTGTTATGGGATGAAATGAATAATTTGGTCGGATGGACCGACGCGGGTAAAACAGTACCAGGGATGGAAAGTACAGGTAAATTTAAAGTGAATCAAGGACGATACGCATTTGAAGTTGAAGATTTTGGCCCGCCGAAAGACAGATCATTTACAGGCCCTATCCTAAAACGATCAATACCAGGTGGCCCGTTAACTGACTTTAAAGTCGAAGCATATGTGACGCTGAAATCTAAAAACTTCTATGAAATGGGACGCGTTTCACTGTTCTTACTTGATGAACAAGGAGAACTTGTTGCCGACATTAACATGAATGATCTTTATTGGACTGTAGAGAGAACGCATGGTTATGCTGTTATCGGAAACAAAAGTCAACCAAATAACACTAGGAAAATGTTTGATTCTGGCGGTAATGGCAATACTGCTTTCAATAACTTTTACGGCCGTATATCAATTGCTAGACGCGGTAGAACGTGGTCTGTATACTTTGCTAGATTCAGAAGCGGAACAGAAATAGATGACGCTAGCGCGGTGCAATATTTTACTGACGATGAAAAGAATCCTATGACAGTAACTGGAAGAAGAGTGGCTCAGATAGCTATAGGTATTCAACGTTGGCAAGATAATGCGCCAGTTGATCTCATGAGAATAGACGATCTTAAAATTTGGAAGGTCAACAAAGTACCAAACGGCGGGAAGCCTTTTTTGTTGGACACTGGTGACAAAGTTATAATAGATACAGAGCTTTCACTTGTTACAATCAACGGAACGAACGTTATTTCCGCTAAAGATATTTTTAGTTCATTCCCTAAGATCGTAAGAGGGAAAAACAGACTTTCAATTATGCCACCAGACATAAAGGGGAAAGTAACATATAGAGAGAGGTACAGATAATAAATGCAAAATACAGAACTTCACATAATAGACTTTAAAACACAATCCATCGTGGCTACATTCCAGGATCAAGACTATTGGGATGATATGCGAGAGTGGGAATTAAAAAACAATGTTGACATTCTAGAATTCAAAGTCTTTGACGGGACGCGCCAATCAGTGACGTTACAACAACAAAATCTGGTATTACGCCAGGATCGACAAGGAAATGTAATTCCGTACACTATCGAAGACGAAGTTGAAAAAACGGCAAAAGATCGTTCTATTACAGTTAGGGCGGTCGGATCATGGACAGGATTAAGAAAGGCTGGTTTTATCCGCCCGCAAAAGTTAGAAGGGTTAACAGCACATCAATATGTTAGCCTTGCTACTGCTGGCACAAAGTGGCAACCAGGAAACATTGCATACGCGTCTTTTAGAACAATGACATTAGATGAATTTACTGATCCTCTAACTTTATTAAAGAAAACTGCAACTCTATTTAACTTAGAATTACAATACCGTGTAGAAGTTGATGGGAGTCAAATTATTGGTTGGTTTGTTGATCTAGTCGAAAAGGTTGGACGCGTTACACGAAAAGAAATCGAGTTAGGTAAAGATTTGATCAATGTAACACGAATTGAACATTCAAAAAATATTTGTACGGCCCTAATTGGTTTTGCGCGCGGTGAAGATAATGAGGTAATCACGATTGAAAAGATTAATAACGGATCACCTTACATTGTTGATAATGAAGCATTTCAGCGCTGGAGTGAGAACGGTCAACATAAATACGGTTTCTACCAACCAGAAACAGAAGGAGAAATTGACGCAAAACGTCTTATGACTCTTATGAAAACTGAAATGGAGAAAAGAAAGAATTCTTCGGTCGGATATGAAGTAGACGCGATTGACATTGCTGAAGTGTTTGGCCTACGCCACGAATTGATCATGAAGGGTGACACGATCGGAATTAAAGACACGGCGTTCACACCTGCATTGTATTTAGAAGCACGAGCAATAGGCGGCAAAGAATCTAACAGTAACCCAGATAGAAACAAATATTCATTTGGTGAATATCGTGAGATTGTTGACTATGATGCTGAAATGAGAAGAATGTACAACCGTGTACAAGGGTTACTTGAAAATAAGGCGGGTAAACCTCTATTAGATCAACTAAATAAACTTGTCCAGGAACAAGAAAAGAAAGTGAATGAAGTTGTAGAAACAAACAAGCGTGTCACAGAGATAACAGAAAAGTTAGAAGAAATGGTGACTAACAATTCAGTGACGATCCACGACGGGCCAAACCCGCCAACAGAAGGTTTAAGGGATGGAAAGTCATTATGGGTAGATACTTCAAACGGTAAACCTGGAATCCTTAAAATATACCGCGGTGGTAAGTGGGAGGATGTAACAGAAGATTTCAGTGGTCTGGAAAAGAAAATTCGCGACCAGGTTCAAAAAGACGTGAAAGATACGACAGATCAATTAAACAAAAATGTACAAAACATGGAGAAAAAAGCTGGCGAACTAGAAAAAGAATTCGGAACGCTTAAAGGCTCACAAGAGTCCCTTGACAGGATCACAAAAGAATTAGTAGAGAATGACAAGGGCACGCAAGAAAGTATCCGACAAATCAAAGGTGACGCGTCTAAGATAGAGGAAAACATAGTATTGATTGGAAAAACTTTAGATGGGTTCACACAAGAGGTAACACAATTAAAGAAAACAGATAGTGAATTGAAAGAAACAACTGTTAAACAACAACAGTCGATCAATGGTATCTCAAATTCTATTTCTGAAGTGAACAAAAGTTTAAGTGGGCAATCTCAAAAACTAAATACTTTAGAGAGCACAGTGGACGGAAATAAAAAGTTGATCCAGAAAGTTGAAAAAGACACAGACAGTCTAGGGACTGGAATTAGTGAACTAAAAAAAGAAACATCCGAAATAAAAGAAGAGGCTGGCAAAATTTCTACTAAACTAGAAAAAGTAGAAGCGCGCACGGTTGGTGTTGAAAATTGGCTGATTAATACAGGCCCAAACGAAAAACCACAAACAATTGGTATGATCGGCGGTGCTCAAGTAAATAAAGCTAAATTCATCGTACAGCCTGGCGAATACATTGTATTAGAATGTTTGGATCATACTGACTCTTTCTATCAATTCCATTTAGATAACACAAAAATGGGTGACTTTGAAAAAGATAAAGATATGACTATATCTATTGATATGCAAAATGATTATCAAGTTGACTTTTTGTTATTTCAATTTATCAACGGTGTATGGAATGAGAATGTACAAAAAGGGATACCCGCATCAAGTGCATGGAAGCGTGAGTCATGGACGTTTAAAGTTGATCCGAAAGCCACAGGCTGGGGATTAAGAATAAGGTTTGCTAGAAACGCAAATTCTGTAGGTAAAAGATTGCGTATGAAAAAAGCAAAACTTGAAAAAGGATCAATACCTACAGACTTTTCAAAGTCAACTTATGAATTAGAACAAAGTTTCAACGGCGTAAAAGAACGTATTGAGAAAACGGAATCTATCGTTAATGACGCTGGTGATCGTAACTATGTACGTAACGGGGACTTTACGCACTATTGGGCTGATAACGGCCTACAGTGGGATAAGGCCCTAAACGGTAATTTGCGCGCTGGCAATTGGTCGCCTGGTTATAATGCTGGAACAACAAACCCTACAAAGGGTTATCACATGCACGTTAATGATAAAAAGTTCGGTTATCCTGTAGTTGCTGTCATTAACAAAAATGGTCAATTCGGAATGGCTAAAAGGTGGCTCGGAATGCCACAAGAAATGCCAGCTAGTTTCCGAAACGATTTCCAGCCAGGTGATACATACACAGTCGCCTTAGATGTTTGGACAGAAACGGCGAACAACAAAATAGCGGTAGGATTACACCACTTCATCGAGGGTAACAATTCAATGGGCTTTCATAGTGGAGGTACGCCAGAATTGACGATCAACCCTGTTAAAAAGTGGGTTCGTGTTCATGCAACAATGAAATTACATGATAAATCAGAAATGAAAAAAGGTTTTAGTTTGTATGTTTATGGCGATCGTTCTGCTGATGGTAGTGAGTGCTACTTCAAAAATGTATCCGTGTTAAAAGGATCAATGCCAAAAGCGTTTGCGCCTTCACCAGAAGACGGAGTGAAAGAAACGTCATTCAATCAGAAAGTGACAGAGATCACGAAAGACGCTGACGGGATTAAGTCAAACGTGAAAAACCTTACAGAGTTAACAACTAAACACGGCCAACAGATCACAAGTTCAGAAACACAAATGAAACAATTGTCTGACGAAATAAGCGCAAAAATGACATCTAAACAGGTAGAAGATTATGTTGCTGGTGTTGGCATGACAAATGTTTTACGTAACGCCGATTTAAAAACAGGTCTGAAGACACCTTATTTTGGAGTTACACCAGGGACAACGATTACAGATTCTAAGTACAGGTCTTTCAATACATTCTGGAGCGATAAAACGGGCCGAACTGCTGACGATTGGCAAGGCGCTATTTCTAATAGATACCCGTGTCAAGGTGGCGAAGATTTTGTTGGTTCGTGTTGGTTTGCTACTGATAACCCTGGATCAATTGACAACGGCGCTTACATGGAGTTAGAACAGTGGAACAGCGCTGGAACAAGAATAAAAACAGATAGAATCCAATTAAAAGCGCAACAAACATGGCAAAGAGCGGAATTAACCATGAAAACAGAAGCTACAACAGTAAGTGTAACATGGAGATACTATGTTCAAAGAAATGGCCGTTTGCGTGTCGGTATGCCTATGTTACAGCGTGGTAAGGTTGCTAGTGAATTCCAGGTTAACCCTGCTGACATTGCTGACGTTGATGCTTTAAGGGAAGACATTGCAAGTCGTATCGCAACAGAAGAATTCAACAAAGTTGTTACAGAGATAAACAGAGAGATCAAGGCCAACGAAGACGGAATATTGTTAAAAGCTGATAAAAACCAGGTATACACGAAACAACAAGCCGATGGAACGTTTGCTAAAGAAGCACATGTAAAAACGCTGGAATCTAAAATTCAAGTGAACGAAAGAAATATCAGCCTATCAGTAAAAGAGAATGATGTTATTTCGAAGATCAACATGTCTAAAGAAACTATTTCAATCGAAGCTAGACGAATTAATTTGATCGGTTTTGTTACAGCACAACATATTAAAGGGTCTGTTTTGGAAGGTGTGCGGATCAAGACAGCGCCGTCTGGTAAACAAAGATGGGTTGAATTGAATGAACAACATATCAACTTGTATGACAAAGGTGTTAACCGTATGTATTATGGTTTCTATGATACTGGTAATGATGTGCAACCTACCGTTGTACTTGGTAAGGGTTCTGTAGGTGATTTATTGGGGGCTATGGTATTCCACCAAACAACGCCAGGCGGTAATGATTACGGAAAATCATTTGGTCGTGTAGGCATGGTTCATCGTACAGAAAACGGAAACCTTTTAATGAACGCATCTATTGAATTCCAGCGCGATGGTGGACATTTATTGCACCATTGTTGGGGTAATATGCAATTTAGAAGCAATACACATATGAGGTTTGAAACAAACGGGCCATTCGATTTTCTTACAAACTGGACGGACGGCGCCAGCAATATCAATTTCACATCTACATACAACTTTGATGTAATGGCACATCATCAAGTATGGGTTAAATCTAATAATACACAATGGTACAAATCTGGTAATGGTCGCTTTGAATTCGGTAAAAACGGATCAAATCACGCTGGTGTAACATTTGATGTTAATAACCCTAATGATGCTGACATTAAGTTTGGTACTGATATTATATTAAGGTCTTCTAACGTTGATGGATACATGGGTAACATGCAAGTTAAAAACTACAACGGAACACAATTCCGTGACATGGAAGTGCGCGACGTTAAGCATTATGGACGTATCAGCCAGGTATCACAAGGTAAATTAAAAACAGGTGTCAAAGATGTTAAATTTGATTCTTTAGAAAAGATTATGGCCCTTGATCTGAAATCATTCTATATGAAAACAGAAATTGAAAGATTGTATGAAATGAGAGCCAACAGAGAGCCAGGATCGCCAGTACCGACTTATGCTGACATAAATATTAGTTACGGTTTCATCGTTGAGAAGACAGACCCAGTATTCCAAGTTCCTAAAGGTGATGCAATGGATATGTATGCCATTGCAGCGATACACATTGATGCAACCCAAAACATTAACCGTCGTTTAGTAGAGGCTGAAAGAGTTATAGAGACTCAAAATGACGCTATCAAAAAACAAAACGATATAATTTATAATATAGAAAAACAGTTAGCGCAAGTGTTAGAATTACTAGGAAAGGAATGATAAACTAAAATGGAAAATTTCATCATGGAGCAACTTGCAAGTGGCGGCGTTGTCGGTTTATGTATCGGCGGGTTCGCTTGGCTTTTCCGTTATGTCTTAAAGCGTAACGAGATAAGGGAAGAGAAGCTAGAAAACACTATCGAAAGAGGTGTCGAACGAGAAAAAGAATATGTAACAGTCATTAGAGACAATCAAGATATTATGAAACAACAAGCTGAATCAATTCGAGATATTGGCGAGATTAAACATATATTACAAATTAAAACGAAAGAAAAAGAAGTGGACGAAGTGCATTGATTCAATATCAGCGCACTTTAATCCAATTCTATTAAACAAAATTAGAGAGGTTGATTACATGCAAATCAAACAAATGTTAGTACCAGAAAGCCGTTACCCTACTTTATGTCCTAATCCTATGACACCAACGGAAATTACTTTCCATAATACTTATAATGACGCCCCAGCAATTAATGAGCGAAACAATGTCGCTAACAACTCAACCGGAACAAGTTTTCACATTGCTGTAGACGATAAAGAAGCAATTCAATTAATCCCATTCAATCGCAACGCGTGGCACGCTGGAGACGGCGCAAACGGACGCGGTAACCGCCATTCTATTGGAGTTGAGATATGTTATTCTAAATCTGGTGGCTCACGCTATGAACAGGCCGTAAAAAATGCGATCATTGTCATTAGACAGTTAATGGATCAGTTCAATATTCCAATCGACCGCGTTAAAACACACCAGGAACGAAACGGAAAATATTGTCCTCATCGTATGTTGGCTGAGGGTCGTGTGGAGTGGTTTAAACAACAGTTAGTTTCTGGCGATTATGTACCACTTGAACCAACACCACAACCTCAACCACAATTACCTTCTGGACAATATGATTCTAGTTGGTTTGCTAGAGAGCGCGGAGCATTCACGTTGAATACAACTATCAATTTACGTACAGCTCCATTTAGTAACGCGCCATTAATCGCGACTCTTTCAAAGGGTCAATCAGTTTCATATGATGGCTATGGCATTGAGCAAGATGGTCACGTTTGGATCAGACAACCACGAGCAAACGGAACATATGGTTACATGGCAACTGGTAAGAGCGCAAATGGAAAGCGTGTAGATTATTGGGGATCATTTAAATAAAAGAAAAAGAGTCTTCATAATGAAGACTCTTTTTTGGGTTAATAAAACATTTACTAGTGAATTTGATCGTCCTAAAATCTTTGATGATTATGTAGCGAAAGATTTCATTTCACAAAAAGAACGTAACAATATTGAAACGAATATGGTTCAAGGAATACATTTTTTCGATACAGACATTGCACAGCAGTTTCAAGACAATCCACAAGAAATATTAAAATGGATTACACAAGTTCAATTATCCCCAACACCTTTGGCACGCGCGGCGTATTGTGAAAGAGTATTGCTGCATGAAATTGCATTAGGCGCGACACAATACGTCATACTCGGTGCAGGCTTAGACACATTTAGTTTTAGACATCGAGAATTAGAAAATCAAATAAAAATATTTGAAGTGGATCATCCTTCTACGCAAAGATTTAAGAAGGAGAGAATAAAAGAAGCAGAACTTGAAATTCCAAACAACCTTCATTTTGTTTCAATGGATTTTACGAAAGGATTTTCTTACGAACAGTTACGGAATGAAGGATTTGAAAATAAAAAGACTTTCTTTAGTCTATTAGGTGTTACGTACTATTTAACGAAAGAAGAACTTTCTAGTTTAATAGAATGTCTATTTGCGATGGTTCCAGAGGGAAGCTCTATCGTATTCGATTATCCGGATGAAAACTTATTTACGGAAAAAGGATTGTCCAATCGAGTGGAAAATATGGTGAAAATGGCTACAGTAGGTGGAGAACCGATGAAATCATGTTTTTCTTATACCGAAATGGAAGCACTGTTAGAGAAGGCGGGCTTACTCATTTATGAGCATTTATCACCTGAGGATATTCATATATTATACTTTGAAGGACGAAACGATTATTTAAAAGCTTTTGAGACGGTGCATTACGTGCATGCGGTGAAGAAGTAGAGGATTAGTAGGCATGGGGAGAAATCTCTGTGTCTTTTTTCTAATGATATAACCGGATTCAGGACTTTTCACGTTGGTTAAAAGTCCTGAATTAGAAAGTATGGTAGAGTGCTACTGTCAGAAGGAATCTCTTTTATGTTTTCTATTACTAACGGCGGAGTTGATCTACAGCATCTGCTGCATCCCTTGCCGCATTTGCAGCCTGTTTTGTTGTACGTATTTGCTGTTTCAAAAGAGTATTTTGTTCTTCTAACAAAGTATACTGCACTGTACTTGTTTCAGTAACTTGCCAGATTGCTAAAGCTTCTTTTAAATCATCTGCTGCTCCGCTTTCTAGCGCTACTATACATGCATCAATTTTTTTGACTGAAAAATACTTAATTGGGATTGGTATACTACTTTGAAATTTTTGATCATATTCTTGAATCTGAGGGTCATATTTAGAAGCAGTAAATTTTCTAAACACGTGTATTATAGATGGCCACGCAGCAACAAATACAATTAAAAAGACCCACATAATAAACATACTACTTGTATCATTATAACTAAATAATCCTCCTGGTAAGATCATCAATAATACGAATGCAATTAATATCCCAGGTATACGGCTAGGACGTTTGTGTATCTTTTTCATGATATTTTCATAAGAAGTTACATAATATCGACCCTCTTTTAATCTTTGAACCCATTCTTCCTTTTGCATATACAT